TCGGGATGTGCCCGTCCTTGGTCAGGTCACCGCCCCAGGCGTTGATGTCCTCCTGGGAGGGCGGCTGCGCGCCGGGGTAGGCGGGCTTGGGCTTGTCCAGCACCTCGGCCGCGCTGGGCTTGGCCGCCGAGGGCGCGGTGAGGTCGGCCGCGTAGTAGGTCGCGGCGTCGGACCAGGCGATCGGCCACTTGACGTCGGGGTCGGCGCCGGTCGGGTCCTCGTCCAGCTTGCCGCCGGGGGCCGTGTAGGCCTTGGCGACGTACATGTTGCCGGTGCCCGAGTAGTCCTCGGCCAGCTGGAAGAACACGCCGCTGTTCGGCGTCGCCGAGTACGGCGCCGTGGAGTAGACCCAGGTCCCCTTGGCCATCGGCGTGCCGGTCTCGACCGCCGTGAAGCCACTCGGATCGGGGACCTTCCCGGCCCAGTTGGAGATCGTCGGGTTGTCGCTGGCCAGGCTCTTGGCCGGGGCGGCCTGCGGCACACCGGGGACGATCTTCTGCAGCTTGCCGCCGGAGACCGCGAGGTCGTTCTCCAGCTGCTTGTCGCTGGAGTAGTCCGGGGTCGGGCTCGGGATCCCCTTGTTGACGAAGAACCACTCGCCCGCGCTCGACCGCTTCAGGACGACGTCGTCCATCGCGTAGGCCGACTCGCCCGGGGACAGCATCAGGTGGTTGATGTGGACCAGGGCCTTGGGGTCCAGCTGGGTCCCGTCGGCGGTGACGTACTGGCCGGGCAGCAGCAGCGTGCTGGTGGTCATCCCGGCGTACTTGTCGCTGGTCAGCGGCGTGTCAACCGACCCGCTGCCCTTCAGCGAGCCCTGCAGCTCGGTGACCTTGATGTTGTCGATGCTGGCGGCCCACTCGACGGTGTCCTGGCTCATCCCGCCGGAGCTGTTGAGCAGGGTGCCGTCGTCCTGGACCTTGAACCAGGTGTTGCTGCCCGCCTTCTTGACCAGCGTGTCGGTGCCCTTGGGCCCGGACAGCTGGACGACGGCGTCGCCGCTGTCGGCCTGGTAGCCGTTGAAGACCCCGCCCGGCTTCTCCACCGGGTGGACCAGGGTGACCGTGCCGTCCTGGTTCTTCAGCGCCGACTGGACGGTGCTGTCGGAGACACCGGCGCCAGCCTTCGGCAGCCCGAGCGCGGGGTCGATCTTCTTCCACTCGCCGCCCTCGGCCGCCTGGACGAAGTGGTCGGGGTTGTCCTTGCCGACCGCGAGGATCTTCTCCCCGTCCTTGGGCGTGTAGCCGTGGAACGAGGTGGGGGCGTCCGTGCCCTGAGCGGGCGCAGGGGCGTCCGAGGGGGTGATGTCCATGTGCTCGTCCTCGGCGGCCTGCATGTAGCCGTCGGAGAGCCCCGAGTCGGACAGGGTGCCGTCGTCCTTGACGATCTGCCACATGCCGCCGGGCTCGGACTGGACGTAGATCTCGCCCTGCTCGTCCTTGACGACCTTCTGGCCGGGCTTCCACTCGTACTCACCGGTGCCACTCGGCGCCTTGAAGGTGTGGGCGGGACCGCCCTCCTCCGTCTTCGCGGTCGTGTCAACCGTGTCAACAGGCCAGACGACCTCGTGCACGTACTTGTACTTCGGGTCGGTGAGCCACTTCTGGACGTCCTCGTCGGAGTACGAGTTGCCGGTCCCGGTGTCCCAGGGGTCGACCTCGCCGTCGTTGATCTTGAACCAGACGCCCGCGCCCTGGTTGACGTAGAACCACGGGTTCGGGTCGCCAGCGCCGCCGACCTTCAGGATCTGGTCGCCGGGGCCCGGGGTGTAGCCGCTGAAGGCGGGCGGGTTCGTCCCGGCGCCCTGCGGCACGGTGCCGTCGTGCAGCAGCGTGAAGGACCACTGGTTGGGTCCAGCGCCCTTGCCCTGGGCCTCCAGCTTCTTCTGCACGATGAAGTTGGTGACCGTGGAGTCCGGGTCGACCGAGCCGTCCTGGTTGACCAGCACCCACTGGTCGCCGGGCTGCTGCTGCAGGTAGACGTAGGTCAGGCCCTGCTTCTTGCTCTCGTAGAGCAGCACCGACTGGCCGTTGCCGGGGACGATCGGGGCGTAGCCCTCGGGCAGGCCCTGCACGCCGGTGGGCTCACCGGCAGCGGTCGGCGCGGTCCAGGTGAACTGGGTGTGGCCGTCGCCGCCGAAGGTCTCGGCGATGTCCTCCTCCGACCACGGGGAGACCGAGACGGTGCCGTCGTTCTTGATCCGCGCCCAGCTGCCGTCGTCCTGGCGCAGGTAGACCCGCGCCGAGTAGTCGTAGCCGCCGTCGCCGACCTGCTCGCTGACCACCCGGAACTGCTGGCCCGGCTGCGGGGTGTAGCCGCTGGAGGCGAAGAAGTCGGACAGCTGCTGCGGGGCCGGGCCGTCCTGGTGGGTCAGCTTCTGCCCGCCGGGCTTCTCCTCGGCGAACGGGTCGTGGATCGTCGTGAAGTCGCTGTAGGCGGCCTTCCAGTCGTCGGAGACCTTCTGGCCCGGCGCCCAGTTGTTCTTCGCGCCGAAGGGCGTGGAGGACAGCGACGTCTCGCCCATGACCATGTAGGCGGGGTCGTTGGTGTTCCCGGTCGGGTAGGCGATCAGGAAGCTCTTGGAGCCGCCCGGGTAGTCACCCCAGGTGGCCTGCTGGACGACCTCGCCGGGCTTGGGCACGTAGAGCGCCGAGGGCGGGAAGGCCAGCTCCGGGGAGGCCGGGTTGAGCTTGGTCTCCAGCGGCTGGCCGTCCTGGTGACCGTCCCAGACCTTCTGCAGGGTCGCCGTGGTCGCCTTGGGGTCGTTGACCCACTGCGAGGGCACCTTGCCGGTGTCCCACTTCTCCACGCCGGTCGGGCCGTTGCGGAAGTACAGGTTCTCGGTCGGGTCGAAGAAGACCGGGTAGGCGGCCTTGCCCGGCTCGATCCCGGCCTGCTGCATCGCCCAGCCGTGGTCCGCGTCCTCGGCCGGGACGTGCTGGATGACGTAGCCCTTCTCCCACAGCTCCTGCAGAGCCTTGGGGTCCACGCCGTTGGACTCGGCCGACTTCGAGGTGCTGATGTCAACCGGCAGCGAGACGTGCTCGCCGAAGTGGCCGCTCTCCATGATCGAGAGGTCGGCGGGGTTGCCGTCGTGGAAGACCGCGACCTTCCAGGTCTTCCCGTCCTCCTGCAGCTTCGGGAAGGACGCGACGGTCAGCGACTTGCCCGGGGACGGGAAGACCTTGTGGCCGGGCGCCAGCAGCGGGAACGCCGTGGCGATCGGCATGTCGACCACGCCGTTGTGGGCGTTGCCCAGGTGCGGGAACTCTGCGTAGTCCTCCAGCGCGATCGGGTCGGGGAGGTCGTAGACCGAGACGTCGACCGAGTGCACGCCGCCGGGCAGCACGTTCGAGACGACGTGGGCGTTGCCCTTGTCGTCCAGGATGACGTCGCCGGGGACCAGCTCGCTGACCTTCTTCAGCGGGGTATTGGTGATGTCGACGGCCAGCTGGATGGTGGGCTCGGGCTTGCCGGACAGCACGCTGCTCTCCGGGGCGTCGCCGTTCTTCAGCTCCGGCGCCTTGATCACGTAGGTGGCCGAGGACCAGCCGTTGAGGTAGGTGCCGGTCCCGGCCGAGTCCACGACCTCCAGCGAGCCGGACGACGGCATGACGTTGGTGACCGTCAGCCAGTTCTTGCCGTCCAGGGAGATCTGGTCGCCCTCGTTGATCTGGCCCTTCCAGGCGTTGAGGGTCTTGGCCTCCTCGCCGTACAGCGGCGCCGGGCTCGGGGACCAGGTGTCACCGTCGTGGGCCTGGTAGGCGATGCCGTCCTGGACGTGGTTCAGCGGCAGGTCGTCCGAGGTGCCGTTGGCGATCACCGTCAGGACCTGGCTGCTCTGCGGGTCCATCTCGAAGGCGTCGGCCTCCGCGCCGCCGTCCTTGCTGGCGTACCAGAGGTTCAGGCCGTTGGACGGGCCCGTGGAGCCGTCGGTGAAGAACACCGAGCCGTTCCAGATGACCTCGTAGACGGTGCTGTGCGCCTGCGCGTTGCCCACGGTGACCATGTGGGAGGCCGCCATCGGGCCCAGGTAGGCCGACGGGGTGCCGTAGATGGCCACGTCGCCGTTGGCGTTCTTCTCCAGGCTGGAGAGCGGCTGGCCGGTGTAGGGCTCCAGACCGTCGGAGCCGTCCACGTAGCCGACGTGCACCATCGTGACGGCGTTCAGCTCGGCGTCGCCGGGCTTGAACCAGCCGGAGACCTTCTCCTCGCCGGACCACTTCGCGCTCGGGGTGGCGCCGTAGCCCTTGATCGGGCCGGTGGCGGTCTTCGGCGTGTCAACCGAGGACTGCGTCTTCGAGGTGATCGAGACGGTGCCCGTGCTCTTGCGCTTGCGGGTGCCGTTCGAGTCGGTGATGAAGACGAACTTGCCGTCCGGGGAGATCAGCGTGATCTCGCCAGCGTGGCCGTCCTTGGAGACGGCCATCATGCCCAGCTCGGGGACCTCGCCGGTGGCGGTCTTCGGCTTCTCGATCTCGCTCGGGTCGGCCACCTTCGCCGCACCCGGCTGCGTCATGGTCGACGCGAGCTTCAGCAGCTGCTTGTCCGGGGTGTCGCTGTGCTGGTCGGTGACGACCGCGTACTGGCCCTTGGGCTTGACGAAGGTGTAGGTCTTGCCGTCCTTCTTGCTGAGCAGCGTGACGCCCGGGGTGGCCTCGGTGCCGTCCCCGATCAGCATCTTCTTCTCGCCGGACTTGGCCGAGGTCTTCGTCGGTGCCGGGGCGCCGTTGCCGGTGGGCAGCGGGGTGTTCAGGTCGGCCTTGATCTTGGCCTCAGCGGCAGCGGCCTGACCGGTCTTCTCGGTCGGCGCGTTGACGGTGACCGGCGGGAAGGGGTAGCCGCCCGTCGGGTTCGGCTTCGGGGCCGTGTCAACCGGCCCCGGCTCGCCGGGCTCCTTCAGCGTCTCGATCTTCGGAGCGCCCGCCGCGTCGTGCTGGTCGATGATCGCGTGGATCTTGTCGGCCAGCGTGGGCTCGGGCTGCTCGTCGGGGATCGGCGGGTCCCAGCGCTTGATCGTGAAGGCGTTGGCGGAGTCCGCGCCGAAGGTGTCCAGCAGGCGCACCGGCTGGTCGATGGCCTGCACCAGCACGCCACCGGTGGCCGTGTTGACCCCGAGAATCCGGTATTCCTGCTGGTCAGAGCTGATCAGCGCGTCCCCGCGCTCCCAGCGCTGCGACGCCAGGTCGGCGCCCTTCAGCGTGCCGCCGTCCTTCGGGCGCGGCCAGCTGCTGGTCTTCAGCGCGTGCTTCTCGATCAGGACGGGGGTGGTGCCGTTCCAGACCGACATCCAGCCCAGCAGCTGGGCCTGTGCGCCGACGGTGCTCAGCGGGATGCCGTCGTTGTCGTCGGGGACGCCGTAGGTCTCCACCGACCCGTCGGGGAAGGCGACCCGGTCACCGGTCTGCAGCAGCATCAGCCCGTGGGAGAGCTGGGCAGGGAACCAGGTGCGCGGCTTGCCACCGGAGATGGCCAGGTCAGCGGCGTCGACCAGCGGCGCGCTCGTGGGGCCCTCGGCGCCCTCGGGCTTCTTGGACTCCGGCAGCTCCAGGCCGTAGTAGTCGGCGAGGTAGAGGCGGCGGGCCTTCAGCGTGTCCGCGAGGCTCTTGGGCATCCCCGCGTCGGCGACCATCTGCTCGATGCGGGTCGGGGAGATGGCCAGCACGCGCTGCGCGCCGTCCAGCTCCTGGTCCTTGCTCATCCCGGCGCCGAAGATCTTGGACTTCTTGCCCTGCCGGAAGGCCTCCAGCTCGGTGACCTGGCTGCCGAAGTCGGTCTTCTTGGCGCCCTGCGCGCGGTAGAGCAGCGCTCCGCCGTTGTCGATCCGCCAGGCCGTGCCCTGCGGGTCGGTGATGATGTTGTCCCACTCCATGCCGAACACGTCGCGGTTGCCCAGCCAGGCGTCCACGGCGAAGTTCCGGCGCACCTGGTCCAGCCAGACCGGGTCGGAGAGGTGGGACGGCATGTCCTGCTTGCCGTCCACGATCTTGCTGTAGATCTGGCCGTCGCCGGGGTTGAAGTCCACCTGCGGGGCGGGCACCCCGGCCTCGGCGTAGAAGTCGTTGGCCAGCGCCTCGTTCTTGCCGTGCGCGGCGGTCTGCGCCTTCTTGACGTAGAACTTCTCGGTGCTCGGGGCGCCGAGGTCCAGGCCGCCGTCGTCGGTCGGCGTGCCGCTGCTGGGCTTGGGGATCTCGTAGAGGCCGCCGGGGTTGGAGCCGCCCTGCCCGCCGATCTTCTTCGTGCCGGGCGCACCGATCGTCAGGTGCGCCTTCTGCTTGGGCGCGTGGTAGATCTGGCCAGGCACCAGGTCGACGGCGGGCTTGCCGGTGTACTTGCCGCCCAGGTCCGACGGGACGACGTGGATCTTGACCGCGCCGCCCGCGTTGGGGTCCTTGTAGATCCCCTCGACCTTGCCGTAGGTCCAGGAACCGCTGGTCAGGTACTTGATGACCGAGAACTTCTCGATGAACCGACCGTCCGCGCCACGGGGGTGCAGCGAGTTGTCGAAGGTCGCCTTCGCGTCGGCAGCGGCCGTGACCACCTCGACAGGCTCCTCCTCGTACTCGGAGTCGGAGAGGTAGACCGGCGCGGCGGGCTGCAGCGGGTACTCGTACTTGTCGCCGCCCAGCCACAGGGCCAGTGCGCCGATGGTGACCGTGTCAACCGGCGGGGTCTGCACCGGCGTGGCCATGCCGTCGTCGTCGGGGTAGGCCAGCGTGAGGTGCGGCAGCCAGTTCGGGAACTGGTCCTCGGCGCTGGCCTCCAGCGCGGCCTGGATCTCCGGGGTCTGGGTGAGCAGGTTGCGCAGGTTGGTCAGCGTCTGGCTCTCGATCAGCACGACGTTGGCCTCGTCGTCGCCCAGGATCGCCGTGCCGGAGGCCTCCACCGGGAAGGCGGGCAGGTGCGCGCCGATCGTGGACAGGTCGTCCTTGATCTGCTCGACGGCCTCGGCCGGGATGTCGGCGGCCTGACCCAGGAAGATCATCGTGATGTGCGCGTCTTCGGCGACGTGCGCATGGATCGGGTCGTCGGCGGCCGGGATCGCGGCGATGATCGCCGTCGTGTAGACCGGCTCGGGGGTCTCGATGGGCTCGCTCACGCTGCGCTGCTCTCTCCGGTGCTGGCGACGTCGCTGACGGTCTGGGTGGCTTCCGGGGTGGGCTGGAGGATCTTCTCCGCCGAGTCCGGGAAGGGCACCGGTGCGGATTCCTGACTGGCCTCGCGCTGGGTGCCGAGGACCGTCGGCAGCAGCGTCTTCAGCAGCGCCTGCTGGACATCAGGCGGCAGCGGGATGGTCCCCTTGGTGAGGATCATCATCGCCAGGTCCGCCTCGTTGGGCTTGTCGTCGTCGGAGAACCCGTGCTCGCGTCGCCACGCCTCCGGACCGAGGACCATGTTCTCGTAGCCCTTGTCCGCGTCCTCGGCCTGGTTGGGCCGGGTGACGATCTCGCTCGGGTCGTACCAGACGATCATCCGGTTGATGTCGTCCTCACTATACCCCTTCGCCCTCAACATGGGGCGGAGGAAGATCGCCGTGAGGGCGTCGACCAGGACCAGGGCCAGCGGCTCGATGTGCGCCTTGTAGAGGTTCTCGTCAATCACCAGCGCGTTGCTGTACTTGACGTTGGCGAAGCCGGTGATGACCTCCTTCGGCACGTCCAGGCCGGAGAGGATGCGCTCCAGGGTCTTCTCGGTGCGCTGGACCAGCCAGTCGTCGCTGCGCCGGTCGAAGGTGATCCACTTGATCTGCTCGGCCAGGCCGCCCTCGCCGGTGATCATCACCGGGGCGACCGCGCTGGCGTCGCCCTCGTCCTGCACGGCGGTGATGAAGGCCTGCATCAGGTCGGAGACCAGGGAGTTGCCCTGGTCGTTGACCATCGAGTCCAGCTCGTCCTCGGGCAGCGGGTTGCCCTGCTCGTCCAGGCCCTGCACCGCGTTGAACTGCTTGGCCGAGAGCAGGCCGTCGGGCAGGAACAGCAGCCCGTTGTTCAGCCGGGTGCGCGAGGCGGACCGGACCAGGCGCTGCAGGATCAGCAGCTCCTCGATCAGGTCGGCCACGCCGGTCATCGAGCTGTCCGGCTCGCCGGAGTAGCGCGGGTGCGGGCGCCAGACGCGGCCGATGTAGGGCTTGCGCTTCTTGCCGTCCGGTCCGACCGTGGACTTCAGGACCTTCTGGCTGGCCGTGTCGCCCCGGATCGGGCGGAGCACCGCACCGTCGGCGTCCACGATCAGCTCGTCGGTTGACACGAACTTCCAGGTGACCGACTGCTGGCCGTTGGGCAGGTCCTCCACCAGCCGGACCAGGTAGCACTCCCCCGGCACGTTCATGTTCAGGCCGAAGGTCCGGGCCAGGTTGGAGAACGCCGGACCGTCGATCTCGGTCATCAGCTCGTCGGCGTCGGTGGCCAGCTGGCTCTTGATCGTGCCGTCCTTGGCGGCGTCCTGGGCGCCGACCGGGGACTCGCCCTCCATCGGCCGGACGGCGGCGTAGATCCGCAGCCGGGAGAGCACGTTGGAGACCAGCTGGAAGGCGTAGTGGATCTCGCCCACCCGCTCGTAGCCGGTCCAGGCCTCCATCTGCCAGGCCGTGTAGGAGGACCGCGCGCGGGCCGCCCAGGCCGCGCCGATGTCAACCGTCTCGGCGGCGGCGGTGATCGCCCGGGGCTGCCGGTAGCGGGCCGCCTCAGCGCGCTTCGTGCCGTGGATCGGCAGCACCTCAGCCGAGGCTGTGAGCGGCTGGGCCGCCTTCGGAGCACGCTTCCGCAGGACGCCACCAGCCATGTGTGGAGCGTATCGGTCGGGTCACCGTCCGTGGTTGACACGGACGGCCGCCCAGCTCAGCTCCGGGAGTAGTTCTGCGACGACGGGAGGCCGTAGGTGGCCGCCCTCGGCTCGCGCGCGACCTGACTGATGGCCTGCCCGGCGTAGGGGTTCCAGCGCTTCAGCGTCTTGCCGCAGCTGCAGCCGCCCGCCCGCGCGATCGTCCAGGGGCCGACCTGGCCGCCGTTGTAGGTGGCGGTGGCCGTCTCCTCCTCGGTGACGTCGATGAAGACGCTGGCGATCGTGGAGCCGTTGGAGCCGTAGGCCCCGGCCTCCCAGCCGATGGCGATCTGGGTGGTGGCGAGGATGACGTGCAGCTTGGCGTTCGGCGGGACGCCCTCGGGCCGGTTGCCCTCGGCGTCGCGGACGTCGCCGGGGTAGAGGTCGGCGATCAGCGTGACGGTCATCGGTCGATCCTGTCGATCACGGCCTTGACCAGCAGGGCCGACTGGGAGAGCGCGAGCGCGCGGACCAGGAAGCGCCCCACGGGCCCGGCGGATTCCGCCGCGAGCACTCCCCCACCGGCCCAGACCGACGTGCAGGCGTGGCAGTTCACGGCCGTGTCGACCTTGTCCCAGAAGGCGTGCGGGACCAGCAGGTTGGACCCCAGCGGGCCGGTGCCCACCTCGACGTCGGCCACCGCGCGGCGCTGGATCCGCTGCCGGATCGGCTCGGTGATCTCGTCTTCCACGACCAGGCGTGTCAACCGCGCGGCGGCCAGGCCGAGGATGGTCAGCTTCAGGGCGTTCATTCGGGCAGTCGGTCCAGTCTCTCGGCGTGCTCGGTGATCCGGGGCTTGTTCGGGTCCTTGGCGCGCAGGTCGTGGCAGCGCTCGCCGGGGTGGGCGAAGCAGACCGGGCAGGTCACCGCCAGCGCACGCGGGATGAAGTGGGTGGCGCCGCACGCGCTGCAGCGGTACGGCATGTGCCTCGCCATCAGACCTTCTCGTGCTCGGAGGCGTAGATCTCGGGGTCTTCCCGACGGAAGCCGGACGCGCCCCGGACCACCCGGTCGCCCTGGCGGACGGTGAACGGTCCCTCCAGGGTCTGCAGGATCAGCTGGTCGACGCCAACCTTCACCGCTCCCCCGTGCTCGGTGATCCAGTCGGCGACCTGCTGGACGTTGTCGGTCGTCAGCACGGCCGACTCCCGGACGACGGGCTTGGCCCGGTGCAGCTCGACTACCAGCGGCTCGACGGTCTCGGTGAACTCGAAGGGCTCCACGGTCACTCCTCGCGTAGGGAGAGCACGGCCATCGTCAGCGCGAGCGCGTCGACCGCCAATGCCTGCTCCAGGGTGGGGCGCCAGACGGTTGACACGACCACGGCCACGACGGCGGCGATCAGCGCGAAGACGGCGAACCACTGGACCTGGCCCAACCAGTTGACCGTGCGTCGCCAGCGACGGCGGATCTCGTCGCGGTGTCTCGTTGGCACGCCGGTCAGTTTGTCAGGCGTTGTCAACCAAGAGTGGTCCCACGGCCCCGGCGTGTCCCTTGACGAAGGTCAGGTAGCAGCGGCAGTTCATCCAGGTGTGCGGCGGCGCCTCGGTGTCGCCGGGGAACCACAGCTTGTGGTCCTCGATGTCCACGAACGGCTCGGCGATCGGCACCCGGTGGAACTCGTACTTGGGCGCTCCCAGGAAGGCGTGCGCCGGGCGGACCCGGTTGTCGTGCACGTCGTTCCAGACCTTGTAGCGCCAGCCAGCGGCCTCAGCAGCGGCGATCTGCGCGGTGTGTCGGGTGGCCTGCACGAACGGCAGCGCGATCCGCTCGGGGTCGCTGTAGGTCTTCGCGTGCTCGTGGGCGTGCGGGTCGTAGGGCTCACCGGGCAGCGAGACACCTGGAGATCCGCCGGTGGCCTCGTCCACCCGGGCCGCGCGGGCGATGTGCTGCGCGGCCGACTTCAGCACCGCCAGCCCGCCGTTGACCCCGGCCTGCGCGGCCTCGTCGGCGTGCTCCCACAGCCCCTCGGACTGGCGCCTGCCGACCATGTCGCGCTGCTCGCCCAGCGCGCCGTGCGCGAGCTTGACCAGCAGCGCGATGATCGCGGCGTCGTAGCCGATCTTGGTGGCCACGGTCAGCGGACTCCCGGCCACCCGTCCACCGGCGCGAGCGAAGGACATCACGCCCTGGGTGAAGGCGCTCAGCGCGGGCAGTGCGGCGGAGATCGCGGCGTCCTGCGCGGCCCGCACGGCGTCGTCGGTCGCGCTCGGCTTGCGCGGCGGCGGTGGCTGCTGCGGGGTGGTCACCTGGTGGTCCTCCTGGGCACGGTGAGGGTGGTGCCGAAGTTGCCGAAGCCGCCGATGCCGGGGCGGCGGGCGGCGGCGGCGGCACCGAGCTGGGTGCGCGGCGCGGTGACGCCCCGGGTCAGCTGCGAGCGGGCGTCGATGCGCGTGCCGACGGGGGAGAGGTGGCTCGAAGCGCCGGGCACCCCGCCCTTGACCAGGGCCTGCGGGAACAGCAGCGCCGACAGGCCGTGCACCACGGCGTCCAGCCGGTCGGGGGAGTAGCCGGAGTCCGTCGGGGTCCAGGTGGTGAGCTGGTCCTCCAGGTCCGGCAGCGAGTGCAGGTGGTGCACCCGGCCGCGCTCGTAGGCCGCGCCGACCGGCTCGGCGCGGATCGCCTTGGCCTTCGTGGACCAGACCTCGCGGATCTGCGGCGGGGGCACGTTGGCCGCCGCCGCGCACTCCTTCAGCACCCGGCGGACCAGCGAGCCGCCCTGGTTGTTCTCCACGATCACCGTGGCGCCGTGCTTGTGCGCGGCCTTGACCACGCGGTCTCCCCAGACGGTGGGGGAGGCCTTCAGCGACAGGTCGGAGACGACGTAGGCGTGCCGGTTGAGGATCGGCATGGTCAGCGGCGCGTAGATCACGACGATGCCGCACTCGTCGTTGGGCTTCTCCGCGACCGAGGGGTCCACCGAGATGATCTTGACCCAGCGCTTGCCCTCCAGCTTGGGCAGCCCCGTGACGCGGTGCGCGTCGATGGTCTCCATGTCAACCGTCGCGCCCTCGACGGAGTCGAGCATCAGGCCTTCCAGCTCCTGAGCGCCCAGCGTCGTGCCGCCGTAGAGGCTGAACAGCGTGTTCAGGTAGGACTGGGACAGCTTGACGTTGTCCGTGGTCTTGCCCGTGCGCAGCAGCATCTTGCCGACGTTCTCGGCGATCTCGGCCAGCAGGGCGCGCAGGATCGGGACCCGCTTCGGGGTCGTCGTGGCGATCAGCTGGGGGAGCAGCCCGAGACGGGTGGCGATCCGGAGGTTGGTCCAGGCGTCCAGCTCGCCCTGGCCCTTGACCTGCTTGTATGCCGCGATCTCGTCGCCCCAGCCGACGTGGAACTGGGGGCCACGCAGCTGGTCGGGCTCCTCAGCGGAGAAGCACAGCGCGAACCCGCCGCCGGGCAGGTTGACACGGCGCTGGGTGGAGATCCACTCGATCTGGTCCTGCTCGGACGGCGGGTAGATGTTCAGCAGCCCGGACTGGCCGTTGAGGATCGTGTCGCGGACGTCGGCGGCCGTGCGGCCCAGCAGCGCCACACGCAGCTGCTGACCGGGATCGCGGCCCAGGGTGTGCCACTTCTTGTCGATCTCGCGGATGTACTGCGACCCGGCGAGGGTCTTGCCCCAACCACGGCCCGCGTTGAGCAGGCCCAGCTCCCACTCGTACTCCGCCTCGCCCATCGGGCCGACCGGCAGGATCTGGGAGGGGCGCCCGTTCCACTTCCAGTCGTAGGGCAGGTCCTCCAGCTGCTCGTCGCTCAGCGCGTCGAGGAGGGCGTCCTGCGCGTCCTTGGGCAGCAGCGCGACCTGCTGCTCCAGCGACAGGTCGGTTGACACGCGGTCAGGCTATCGACACCGAGGGTGACGGCCGGTCCTTTGTAGGTCGACGGCCCAGACGAAAGCCCGGTCCGCATCGCAACGAGGCTGTGCGCGGACCGGGCTTCCTGATCAGTACCACCGCTGAGGCGGGTCTTCCCCACCCGTGGGTCCCCAGCTGATCGAGCCTAGAAGGGCCCGGAAACGGCTGGGGCCCACCCCCGACGCAGACAGGGGGGTGGGCCCACGCAACAGCAGCAGCCGCCGATGCGCAGTAGGAGACTACTGCGGATCGTTGGTGGTTACCAGCGTGCTCCTCGGGCCGCGAACGCGGCCTTGCACTTCGGGCCGATGTTGCGCCCGTCGCCGCCGTCGAACCCGCACTGCTTCGCCGCCGCGCGCACCACGGCTGCGGTCTGGTCGCCGTAGTAGCCGGTGACCGGCAGCAGCGGCAGGTTCGGGACCCAGTTGTAGGCGTTCGACCACTTCTGGAACAGCGCGACGTGCGAGCTGGTCTGCCCGTAGGCCAGTGAGGGCAGCGTGTTCGGGTCGAAGACCGGCGGCGGCGGCGGCGGGGGAGCGGCGTTGACGTAGGCCGGACGGCCCCATCCGGCGACGCAGGCCATCGAGCGAGCGCGCCGCCAGACACCGCCGCCCATGCCCTGGTTGCCGGTGCCCGACGGCGGGGTGGTGTTGCCCTCGATGGTCTGGATGCGGCCGTCGGGGAGCTTCGCCTCCACGATGCCGACGTGGTCGATCCGCCCCTCCTGGCCGGGGTTGACGAACCCGCCGAGGCCCCAGTCGAAGAAGACGACGTCGCCGACCTGCAGGTCATCCGGCGCCTGGTGGTGGTCCTCGAACCACTTGAAGAAGGTCGGCGTGTAGGCCGACTTCGGGATCAGGTTGCCGACCCCGGCGTGGTTGAACACCCACCAGACGAACTCGGCACACCAGGCCACCCGGTCCCAGCCGTAGTAGATGCCGTAGGGGTTGGACCCGTCGGCGGCCTCGACCGTGCCGATCTGGGAGGCGGCGACCGCCAGGACGGCGGCCTGCTGCGGACCGACCACGCGCCGGGCCAGCTCCTCGGGAGCCAGCGTCTCGCCGGTCTGCACGGGCTGGGGGCCGTCGCCCTCGTACCAGCCGTTGTTGGTCTGGCGGACCTTGTCGTCGTCCTGGGTCAGGTCTTCTGCCTCGGTCACGTTCTCTCCGTTCGTCAGAGCTTCCAGGCCCCGCCGACGCGCTTGTTGACGGTGGCCTGCTTCCACACGCCACCGACCCGCACGAAGGCGATGGCGTCCTTCCAGACCCCGGACTGGCGCACCTTGGCGCCGGACAGGGTCTTGCTGCTCACCGAGGTCGACCAGGCGCCGTAGCCGTTCGGCGTGTTGGCCCGCACGCGGATGTAGTAGGTCGTCCCGGGGGTCAGCCCGGTGATGCTGCGCGAGGTCGCCCAGCTGGTCCCGGTGAGCGTCTGCACCACGTTGCTGAAGGCCGAGTCGGTGGCGACCTGCACCTGGTAGCCGCTCGGCGTCGGCCCGACCCCGGGCGCGGCCCAGTTGGCCGTGGCGCTCGTCGCGGCCACGTTCGAGAGGGTCGGCGTGCCCGCCTTGAACGGGTCAGCGGTGAACGACCCGGTGCCCGACCAGCCCGACCAGCCCGCGCCGTTGTGCGCGGCGGTGCGCATGTAGTACGTGACGCCCGGGGCGAAGATGTCCAGGCTGCGGCCGGTCCAGCCGGGCGTCTGGTTGTCGTAGACCAGGTTGCCGAAGTTGGTCGTGCCGATCTGCAGCCAGGTGTAGTCCGGGCTGGAACCGCCGACGTCGGCCGGGTAGCCCCAGCCGAAGTCGGCGTGGTTGCCGGTGACGCTGCTGGCGGTGGGCGTGCCCGGGGGAGAGGTGACCCGGATCGGCTTGGCGGGCAGCGACCAGTCCCAGGCGAAGGACGGACCCGCGCCGAGGTAGACCCCGTTGAGGACGGCAGCGAAGTGGTAGGTCGGACCGCCGCCGTAGCTCTGGCCCTGGTTGTAGATCGTCCAGCCGAAGGTGGTGTCGCCGTTGGCGCCCTCGGTGTTCTGGAAGTTCCAGGTGTTGCTCTGCGGGCTGGTCATCACCAGCGACTGCGCGTCGTTGAAGTTCCACGACGAGTCGCACTGGACGTGCCACGTCATGTAGACGTTGATCGACGGGGTGTAGCTGTCGTAGCCGTCGGTCCAGACGTCCAGGCCGATGCGCAGGTGGTTGGTGAACCCACCCCAGACGGTCACTGCTCAGCCCTCACGAAGCGGGCTGGAACCAGACCGTGCCGTCGGGAACCGCGCCCGGGTCGGCCGTCTGGACGAAGGTCGCACGCATGGCCACCCAGGTGGTGCCGCCGGTGAAGCACATGAGCGAGCTGAGGTCGGTGCGGGTGAACGTGTCCCCGGGCATCACCGAGGCGCCGGTCGGATAGGCGGTGCCCGAGCCCCAGTAGTAGTTGGGCATCCGGGTCACGCCGGTCGGCAGCGAGCGGCTGTAGAAGTAGTCCTCGACGGCCTGCGCGAGCGAGGAGAGCGCGGCCGGTCCGTCGGCGCCGTCCCCCGCCTCGGGGTAGGGCAGCTTCAGGTTCGCAGTGGTCCCCATGTCAGCCCGCCGTCCCGATCGCTACCCAGTTGAAGGTCAGGGTTCCGGCCACCGGGGCGCCGCCGGTCTGCGACGTCCAGCGGGCGAACACCTCCGCCACGGTCGTCGTGGTGGTGTCGCAGAACAGCTGCCAGCTGTAGGCCACGCCGGTGGTGGAGATGAGCGTGAGCTGCACGTTCGGCGGCTGCGCGAAGGTGGCCCCGAAGGCGATCTCGACCGAGCCGAAGGTGCCCGCCGCGCCGATGGTGATCGTGCCGGTGCCGCTGCGGATCAGCGAGCGGTTGCGGACGTTCCAGGTGCCGGTGCCGTCCCACTCGTAGGTCACGTTCGTGTCGACCTGGCGGACCGTGAAGCCGGAGTGGAGCAGCGAGGCGTTGGCGCCGGTGGACAGCGCCAGCCGCGCCGTCTGGCTGGCCACGTCGGTGGTCTCGGCCTGCCGCCAGGCGCTGCCGTTCCAGCGCATCAGCGCGGGGCCCAGGCCCTGGTGGGTGAAGGTGTCCCCGGTGGCCACGCCGGTCGGGAACGACGACCCGGCGCCCCAGTTGTAGACCGGCATCCGGGTGATCCCGGCGGGGAGGATGCGCCGGTAGAAGAAGTCCTCGACCCCCTGCGCGAGCGCATCGAAGGACGACGGCCCGTCCACGGCGTCCGTCAGCTCCGGGTACGGGAGCTTCAGGTTCGTGGTGACGCCCAAGGCGGTCCCTCCCGATAGCAGGCAGTGACCTCGCGGTCACGTAGAAGCTACCGGTGCCGATCACGTCCAGTGTCCCGGCCGGGACGGAGCGCTATGCCACTCTGGCGACTGGCGCACCCCGGCGGTGTGGGCTCAGGTCCCGCCGGGGTGCGCAAGCCATCGTGTCAACCGCCGTCGGAGCCGTGCCCCTGGACTCCGGAGACCATCGCCGCCAGCGCCCGCCCCACCATCTCCAGGGCCTGGATCTCGGTGAACCCCTCCTGGACCAGGGCGATGTGCATCTGGCGGAGCATCCGAGCCAGCTGGCGGTAGTCGGCACCGGGTTCCTTGTCCTGGAAGGGGCGGCTCACGCCTCGACCGTCGATCCGTCGATCTCCGAACCGACTCGCTCCAGCTCGGCGGCCATCTGCAGCAGCGTGTCGTGGCGCAGGAACAGCATGGTGCGCTCGGTCTGGCCCAGGCCCTCGGCCCGGCTGCCCGCGTCGTACATCTTCGACCACTCGCGCAGGTAGGTCTTCAGGACGTCGGCGATCGTCGTGTCAACCGTCGCCGGGTCGGCCAGCCGGTTCTTCAGCAGCGCCCTGGCCCGGCGCATCCCGTCGTCGTGCGCCCGCGCCATCGGCGACCGGCCGCCGAGGATGACAGCGCCCTGGAGGTCACTCATCGCGGATCGTCACCGTCGGCACGCACGCCTGACCGGGCCAGTGCCAGGTCAGCTCGTCCCCGGGGTCACCGGGGTTGAACGGGGCGTAGGGGATCTCGTTGGCCCAGCGGACGGTGCCGGGGACCGAGGTGTCCTTGACGAAGCGGTCGTTGATCCGGCCCCGGGGCTGGAAGACGACCAGGTCGAGCTTGAAGTCGGGGTCCAGCGGGTTGTCCGCGAGGATGTCCACCACGGTGGCGGCCATGCAGCGGCCCTTGCCACGGAAGTGCACGACCGCACCCTCGATCGGGTGCGCCACGAACTCCTGGGGAGCCTCGCCTTCCGGGACGTCTGCGTCGGGCCCGAGAGTCAGGCCGGGTTCTGAGGTCATGGCCCGAGTCTGGCACGTCGCTGTCAACCAATCGGGCACACCGGGTGGTATGGCTTGACGTGTCAACAATGTCAACGTATGGTGAGTGCATGACGCAGACAGGACAGCTCGTGGAGCTGAAGTGGGGCACGTTCATCGCCGACCTCGGGGACACGCCCCGGGCAGGCATCGAGCACTGGGTGGACAGCTGGAAGCTGCTGTTCCGCCAGACCGAGCCGGAGGGCATGGCCATCGTCAACCGGGTCTTCATCGGCCGCACCGGCCGGGTGGTCCTGGAGGTCCTGGCGATCGACCCCGACGCGGCCGTGGCCAAGGCCTACGAGATGTGCGACAACGAGGGACCGGAGGTGCAGCCGCTGTGACCAGGGGACTTCTGATCGTGGACGTGCAGACCGACTTCTGCGAGGGCGGTCGGCTCGGGGTCGAAGGCGGCAACGCCGTCGCGGCCGACGTGGGCAAGGTGCTGATGGACCGCCCCGGGCTCTACACCCACATCTTCGTCAGCCAGGACTGGCACAACCCGCCGCCGGACGACAACGGCGGGCACTTCGCGCTCGACGGTCACCCGGACTTCATCAAGTCCTGGCCGGTCCACTGCGTGGCGAACACGCCGGGCTCGGACGTCCACCCGGTGCTGATGTCCGCGCTGGCCGGGCTCGGGTCTACCGGGGGCGTGACCTACGTCCGCAAGGGCCAGGGTCGGCCGGACTACTCGGCCTTCCAGGGTCTGGTGACCAACGACGAGAGGCCGCTGACCTGGGGCCTGAGCACCCACGGCGTGACCAGCCTGGACATCGTCGGGATCGCCACCGACCACTGCGTGCTCGCCTCCGGCCGGGACGCCCTGACGCTGCTCCACCAGCACCAGGGGGCCAAGCCGGGCGGGCTGCGCGAGGTCCGGGTCGTCACCGACCTCTGCGCCGGTGTCAACCAGGACGCCAGCCGGGAGGCGCTGAAGGAGCTGGAGACCTTCGGGGTGGTTCTCACCAAGGCCCGCTACTTGTAGTCTCGGGCCGCGCGGTATCCGTGACCCCGGTACCGCGCCCACTTCATCGAGGGCCCGTTCTCCCAGCACACGCGGGAGGGCGGGCCCTCAGTCTTTGTTGACACCTGTTGACACTGTTGATAGCACATGCCATACTCACTACGTGATGACGACGCAGAGCAGTGAGGTCCTGATGATCACTTCGGTGGACGAGGTCCGGCAGCGGTTGAACTACCTCCGCTCGATCGCCGCCCAGGGCGCCTTCGAGCAGGCCCGGGTCCTGGAGCGCACGCTGTGGGACGGGGTCCTGGAGGCCATCGCCAGCTGCAACGCCCAGGCCGGATGGATCGCGGCCGAGGCGCTGAAGTCGAAGGAGATCGACTTCCCGCGCGGCTGAGTCACCAGCCAGCTACAGTCAGTGAGAAGGCCGCCCCGTGGGGCGGCCTTCGCCATGTCAGGCGGGCTTCTTGGCCAGCTCGGTCTTGTGGCCCTTGTGCCAGCGGTCGCGGGCGTTGCCGGTCTCCAGGTGACCGCTCAGTTCGCCGCACTCGCACAGCGCGTGGCCCTCGCCGCCGGTGCCGCCCGGTGTCAACCGCTTGACGGTGACCTGCTTCTTGCACGGGCCCTCGGTGCAGTGGATGGACGAGTAGGCCGCGCCCTCGTCCTGCAGGCCATGACCAGTCATCCGCATGGCGAAGATCGTAGGGAGACGGCTCAGATGAGCCGGTCCTCCTGGCTGGGCACCTGGCCGTGCACCATGATGCCGATCAGCGCGATCAGCCAGAGCAGGTTCAGCAGCAGCACTGGCTGGCCCTACCCATCTCTCGTGCGATCAGTCGACCTTGTGTTCCGCTGCGTTCTCGATGGCCTCGCGCGGCGGCGGGAGCACGACGCCGATCAGGCTGCTCGGCTTGCGCACGGGCGGGTAGCCCCAGCTGCGCGGCTTGCGCGAGAAGACGCCCATGATCCAGGCCAGCCCCAGCACGAACGCAGCGCCACCGAGGAAGTCCCAGATCACGCTGTGAGGCTATCCGCCCACTGTGCGTGAGCCAGGCGCTTGACGAGCTTGCGGGCGGCCCGCTCGCACTGCCAGCGCCAGCGGTAGGCCTCCACGATGTCCGCCGTCCGGTCTGCCCGGACGAGCATCACGAACCAGCGCCGGTCTCCTGGCCCAGCTCGCCGCACCGCCACCAGCAGCGGACGGCGGTCGCGCATCAGACCAGGATGTTGGTGACGTCGTACTGCGCGTCCATGTCCTCGAAGGAGATGACCTCCAGGGTGGGCAGCACGTAGACCCCGGTGTCAACCGGCACGCCATCGGCCCCAATGAGCTGCGGCAGCGCGTTGTTGCCCGGCGGGAACGAGATCTGGCAGCTGCCGCCCTGCTGGTTGACCCAGCTGGCCACCGCGACGGCGTTGGTGCCGTCGTAGAGGTAGGCGTTCAGCTCCGGCGTGCGGCGCCGGATGCTGATCGACTGGGGGCGAGTGGCGGGGTCGCCGATCACCGACTGGGGCGCGGCTTCGGCCGTCGCCGTGGCGGGCTTGCGGGTGCGTGCGGGCATCAGAGGCTCCTGGTTGATCGACGGGTCTCAGGCCGCGACATCGGCCCAGCGGCGGCGCGTGGTGCCCCGGGGGACCGGGCCCGCGAGGACCCGGCGCTCGCGCACCGCAGCGCACAGCTCCTCGACCGTCTCAGCGCCCGCCAGCCGACGCAGCCGGTGCAGAGTGCTCCCGATGTACTCCCGGCTCACGCCGAGCCGGTCAGCGACCTCCTGGCGGGTCTGCGGGCGCTCCATGAAGGTGCACAGCACGTCCCACTCGCGCAGGTTGACGTGCAGTACCAGGGCGCCGGGTGCCGGTCGAGAGGTTCGGTAGCGGATCGGCGGGGCTGTCTGCGGCACGCACGCAGCGTATCGACGGTCGTCCCCAGGGTTATCCACTTCCTGTTGACAACCCCGTGAATAGCGAAGGCCCCACCGGGGGGAATCGGTGGGGCCCTGCTGGAGATCGACTATAGCCGCGTGTCGCTCCCGGGCTTGGCCGCGCCCCGGCGCTACCGTCCGGCCGATGTGCACCTTGCCCAGACGCAGAAACGGCCGGTGATCGAGTGAGCTGAGCCCACCTTCACACCGACCGTCCCACCACAGGCTTGGCCGCCCTCGTGGTGGGGACGGTACTCGGACCCACCTGTCGTGTCACGCAGGCGGGCTTTCGGCGTGTCAACCGGCGCGTCGGGACGGTGTCGGGCTCGGCGAGGTGCACACCTTGCTCTTGGCGGTCCGGAGGACCGCTTGGCCGCCGAAGGCGGCCCATCTTCGTCTTGCGTTGAGAACTCTGGCCGTCCCCCGATACGGAGCTTGACGACAAGAGAGCGGTCCACAGGCGCCGCGTTTCCGCAGGTCAGGCGCACGACGCCTGTGGACATCCCTGTGAATCAGCCGGGGAAGGCGACCTTCTCGAACTCCAGCAGCGCCTGCGCCGCCGCCGTGGCGTTCTTCCAGCCACGCGGGTGCGCGGCGAACCGGTCGACCAGCTCGCGCGGGTAGGCCGCCAGCACGTCGACCGGGGCCGGGGGAGTGGGCGTCGGCGCGGGCTGCGTGGTGGGCACGAACAGCGTCATGTCGCCCTGCTGGCTCATCAGGTAGGTCAGCGCCTTGGTGCTGAGGAAGAAGTGGCCGTCCAGGCCCCAGCCCTCGCTCCAGGAGTTGACGCACTCCCAGAGGTCGGTGTCCAGGTCGTAGCCGATGATCTCCCACTCGTGGCCGCCCCGGACGGTGCCGGTCGGGTTGACCACGCCCTTCTTGTCCGGCGTGTCCATCCCGGAGAACCAGGAGAACCCGCCGATCAGCGGACCTTCCTGGATCCCGGCGTGGGCCTCGCCGATGCTGGTGATGTGCCGGTAGCCGGAGATCCAGCCGTGCTTCTGCATGGTCTTGGCCGAGGACAGGCCGTCACTGCCGGTGTCGTCGGGCTCCCAGGCCCCCGGGTAGCTGTCGAGCCGCGTCTCCTCGCGGTAGAGCGGCTGCACCAGGTCCGTCTGCACCGAGGCGGCGGCGAGCTTGGCCTGAACGTCGGCGGGCAGCGTGGCGAACAGGTTGCCCGAGCCCAGCGCACCGAGACCGGCGTTGATCGTGCAGCTGCCCAGGTCGCCCTGGTCGAAGACCGGGATGTGTCGCTCCCAGCGCACCGTCTTCGGGGTCGCCGTCGCGCCGACGCGGAAGGCCAGCGAGCGCGGGTCGTGATGGATGTGTCGCCCGAGCCGGTGGTGCTTCTTCTTGACTTCGGGGAGGAGGAGTCTGCGGTCAGCCATACCGCCAGTCTCGACGGCGTTTCTGAGCAGGCTGTCCCGCTCCGGTTACTCCTCGAAGCCGTGCTTGAAGCGGAACTCCAGCGGCGTGATCAGGCTGCCCACGTCGGTCCAGGCCGGGACGTCCGAGATGTCGCTGTCCACCGGGGCGACCCAGACCTTGTGCGCCTTGACGACCGTGGCCTCGCCGTTCTTGGCGAGGTCGATGCCGATGACCGTGTCAACCGGTGGCGAGCCCGGGGGAGTGCCGAGCATCCGCATCTCGAAGGGCTCGCCGAGCGCCAGCTCCAGCTGCTCGGGGTGATCCGTCGCCCAGTGCGCGACGCAGGCGACCCGGGCGGTCGACTCAGGGTTGATCGTCTCGTTGGCCCAGACCGGGCCTGGCCCGTCGGGGTACCAGCGCAGCGGGAACCATCCGCCGGGCAGGTAGGCCGCCAGCGGGGCGCCGAAGGGGTCGTAGACCCAGTCGCACAGGACGCACTCGGTCATGCCGTGGCGACGGCGTCGTCCAGCTCCTGCTGCAGCTCCACAGGCAGAGTCTCGCCCTGCTTGACCAGCAGCCGCCGCATGAACTCCGTCCGCGCCAGGCCCTGGTAGATCGCGGTCTCACCCGAGGTCTGGTAGCCGTCGGGGTAGACGTACTGGCGGCTGACCAGGCTCATCCGCCGGTCGTAGGTGTCGTGCCGCCCAGTGCTGCAGTGCCCGCAGCTCAGCTGCCGGGTGAACTGGATGATGTCGCCCGCTGTGTTGCGCAGGATGTGGAAGTCGTGGACGTGCTTCCAGGTGTGCCCCCAGCTCTTGCACTCCAGGAAGCGCTGCTTGTACTTCGCCGGGGCGCCGTTGTACTTCTCCGCCATCAGGACCTGTCCTTCGCGTCGTCGGGGACGAACAGCGCCATCGGGTGCTGGCGGATCCAGTACCGGGACTGCGGCAGAGTCGGTCGAACGGCCACCACGCCGTGGTCGGGGTGGATGACCTCCCAGCGGACATAGCCGCCGTCCTGGATGCGGTCCACCAGGTAGCCGTCGATCTCGTGCTGCCCCGGGCCGAGCATGGTCATGGCTTCGGCCGGTGGCGCTGCGTCATGTCGGCGACAATAGAACGCTATGTCAACAAGTCCAAGCGGGGGGTCACCCCGGCGTGTCAGGCGCGGACGTCCATGACCTTGTCGACGTAGCCCGCCAGCCAGGCGTTGGTCTCGCAGAGCGAGTGCGACAGGTGCAGGACCCGGAGCAGATCGCCGGACGCGGCGGCCTCGGTCATCTGCTCGGTCCAGTGCGACATCGTCCGGACGATCCCGGTGATCGTGGCGTGCTCGTCGGCGGTCGGGAGCGTGACTTGGAGACGTTCGGTATCCGTATCTGGGAGGTCCGTAGCCATGCTCATCACCCCGTCGACTATGCCGTCCGTGTCAACGGGGTCCGGCCCCGGCAACCCTGAACCCTCGACCTCGGAAACTCTCGACTCCAGCTTTAGTCGGGGGGTCTGACCTGCACGTTTGTATCGGAACAGGATCGACTTGACGGAACGCACGTTATCGGCGCCCGAAGCTGCTGGCCGGTAATGAGTTGTTCGCCGCAACTTTCTTCGCGGGTGGTGGTGTGCCGGTCATCAGCTCCCGGACGTCGGCCAGGCGGACCAGGCGCAGCCGCTGGCGGCCGAACGGGATCACGTCCAGCTCGCCCCGCTTCAGCCAGCCCTCGATGTAGGCGCGGGGGATGTCCAGGTCCCGGGCCACCTCGCTGATCGGCCGGGGCTTGGTGTCGTTCGGCGGCACGCCCCACTATGTCGCGGCGGCCATCTTGATCATGGCCACACCTTGGTGCTGCCCATGTAGAGCGCCGTGACCGAGGTGGACCCCAGGTAGATGCCACTGGGCGCGGTGGCGGCGTCGAACAGCTTGGGGTTCGCCGGAGGGACGGTGTTGTAGTTGTCGAAGATCGCCGTCTTCGCGGGGGTGAAGGTGCCGCTGTACCCGGTGCCCAGGATGACCTTCATCGCGTTGACCGGGATCGTGATGGCCTTGCTGGCCTGCTGGGTCCAGACGAGTCCGTCGGGGCTGGTGTCCCAGTAGGCCGTCGTCCCGGTCACGTCGGTCCGGATCCGCCACCAGGCGTGGGTCGTCGCCGAGTAGGCGATCGTCGCCACGGTGGTCGAGCCGCCAGCGGCGTCGCGGTAGTAGGCGATCAGGTTGGTCCCGACCATGTCCCACATCAGCGAGTTCTTGTTGGTCGAGTTGGCGACTCCGTCGAACAGCTGCAGGAACGTCTCCGGGGTGCCGGTGCCCGTGCCGGTCATGGCCTGCGCCACCTGCGCGTAGACCGCGTCCCCGGTGAGGTCGTAGGACAGCGCCGAGGTGATGCCGCCGGTGTAGCCGCTGTTCGCGGTGCAGACCAGCTGGCCGCCCGTGTCAACCGCTGCGGCGCCCCAGGACCACTTGGTGGTGTCCTGGCTGGCGAAGGTGTCGGTCAGCGTGGAGGACTTGGGGTTGGACACCGAGGCCAGCACGAACTGCATCGCGTTGACGTTGTGGCTGGTCGCGCCCGAGGGCGCCCAGGTGCCCGTGTAGACCTGCGAGGCGACGTTGGCCGCGTGCCCGAAGAAGGCACCGCCGAACCAGGTGGCCTCCTGGCCGGTGAAGTCCAGGGTCACCCCGGCCGGGGTGCCCAGGGTGTTCGCGTTGGTGGTCCGGTTCGCCGCCACCAGGAGCACGTCGCGGTTCCCGGCGTGCCCCGGCGCCGGGAAGGTGACCGTGGTGACGTCGGCCGTGGCGGTGTCGTAGACCGACGAGACCAGGGAGATGTCCCGGCCGCCGGTGTCGTACCAGGCGGCGGTCGTGGTCGCACCGGTGTTGCTGGGCAGGGTGGCGGTGACCGTGTCCCCGGCCTTGACCCCACCGAGCCGCGTGAAGACGTAGAGCGTGCCGGACGATCCACCGGTGCCCGGGTTCTTGCCGCGCATCGTCCAGCCGGACGGCACGGCCATCGCGGCCAGACCCTGGTTCGCCGCTTCGACGGTGAGGATGCCCAGGTGGCTGGTGGTCACCCCGGACGGGACGACGATGCTGGCGTCGGTCACCCCGGAGTTGGCGGTGCGCACCGAGTTGATGAAGGTCAGCGTGCCGGGCATGGAGGCCGGGCGGAACGCCACGGTGATCGCGCCGCTGGCCAGGCCGGTGGTGCCGGACTGGGTGAAGGTCCGGGCGGTGGACGCGCCCGCCGCATACTGCGTCTCGTAGGCGGTGACCAGCCGCTTGCCGGTACCGGCGGAGTCGATGATCCGGGTGACGCCGGACGGCATCGTCCAGTCCGAGGAGGACGCGGAGTCGATGATCGGCATGTAGACGATCGCCGTGCCGGGCTTGACCACGGTGACGGTGGGCGGCGTGACGCTTCCCGATCCGGGACTGTTCGTCGCGGCGGTGGTGTCCAGCGGGCTGACCGGGTCGACGTTGGACAGCCGGGTGATCGACGCGGAGACCTTCTGCACGGCGGCGGTCAGGCCGGTCAGCGTGTAGCTGGCGGGCTCGGTGGCCGTGGCGATCCGGTAGTAGAGGCCGCCCGCCGCGTTGGCCCCGGCGGTCTGGGTGGCGATGGTCGTCCAGCCGGAGAGGCTGGCCGGAGCCGTACCGCCGCCGACGGTGACCGCGAGCAGCAGCAGGTCGTTGGCCGAGACGCCGATCGGGACGTTGACCGTGAGCGCGGTGGCCGAGGCGTTCTCGGCCAGCGTCGCGTTGGTCATGTCAACCACGACTTCGTTGCCGTTGACGTTGTCCAGGATCGCGGTGCCGGGGCTGGCCTCGGTGCCCCAGTAGCCCGCCATCAGCTCGGTGAACAGGTTGGTGACCGCGAACGTCGGCGTCCACGGGGTACCGAGCGCGGTCCACGTCAGGGCGTCGGCGCTGTACTCCCAGGTGATCTGCGTTCCGGTGTGCCGGATGCGCAGGTACTTCATGGTGGCCGCGTTGTAGGCGATGCTGGTCGAGGTCGTCGTTCCGGCGATCCTCTTGTAGGCCCCGATGAAGCCGTTGGAGATGATGAAGGCGACCCAGTTGTTGTTGTCGACCTTCTGCCGGACGTGCAGCTCGGTGCTGCCGCTGCCGATGTTGGGTGTCTGGACGACCTGGATCGTGAAGGCGTCGCTGGTCAGGTCGTACCGGCTATTGCCGGAGACGTAGCCGTTGTAGCTGCTGTTGACCCCCAGGTTCAGCTGACCGGAGACCACCGAGGCGTTGGCGTCGTAGAACCACTTGGACGTGTCCTTGGTGGCGAAGGAGTCCGCGAGCTGGGACATCTTCGCCGGGGCGTTGACCTTGTAGGCGGCGAAGATCGTCTCGTAGCCGGTGGTCGACCCCGAGGGGGTCACGGTGACCGTGACCGCCGCGCCGGAAAGGGTGACCGCGTCGCCGTAGCCGCCGTACTCCGGGCTGGGTGCGGGGTTGTAGTAGTCGTCGGCCGTGACCAGCCCGCCGGAGAAGGTCACCGGGTTGTTGCTGTCCTGCGCGGCCAGCGCGATCAGCCAGGACGCGCCGCTGCTCACGTCCGGCGTGATCGAGGCGGTGGCGTAGGTGGTGGCCGGGCCCGAGCCGTTGCTGGACACCGAGGTCTGGTAGCCGACGACGCCCAGGGCCTCGATCAGGTAGAGCGTGCCGATGCCGCTGCCGTGGGTGACGGTGACCGTGTTGTCGGTGCCGCTCGCGCTGATCTTGTCGTAGATCGAGATGTTGCCGGACTGGACCGTCACGGAGTTGCGCTGCGTCCAGCCGGTCGGGACGGCCGTGACGTTCTGCCCTGACCCGGCGACGAACAGCAGGATCTGGGTGGAGCCAGTGGTCGCCCCGTAGGGCAGCGTGATCGTGGTCGTGGTGGCGGCGACCGTCGGCTTGACCGAGACCCGCTGGGCGACCCGGAACGGGATGGTGGCCACGGCTCAGCCGACGATCACGTAGAGCGTGTTCGCGTCCTTGGTCCCCAGCGCGGTGTAGGCGGCCTGGGTGACGACCGCGATGGTCGTCATCCCGGTGCCGGTGACGTTGCCGTTGCCGGTGCCCGCCCCGATCGCCGTGCGCGCGGCGGCGGCGCTCGCCGCCGTCATCACCGAGCGGCCGGTGGTCGTGGAGTCGAGGACGTCGGTGGAGGAGAGCGTGACCGCGCCCGTGCGCCCGGCCACCGAGGACACCGGCGACGCCGGGTAGGTCATCTGCCGCCAGCTGGCCAGCAGGGTGGAGTCGTCGGCGATGAGCTGCCAGTCGGTACCGAGGTCGGTGCGGGTCGCCCAGTCGCCGCGCTGCCCGACCAGGGCCAGCATCGCCGTCTGCGAGGCCACGGCGCCCAGGTAGTCGGTGAGCGCCACGGAGGGCAGCTGGGCCTGCGGGATCTTCCCCGTGCCGTCCAGGGTCGCCGCAGCCGCCCAGGTGTTGTCCCCGCGCAGGAACTTGGTCGAGTCCCGGGTGCCGGTGGCGGTCAGGTCGGTGACCGAGTGGGTGTGGCTGAGGTTGGCCTTCGTCGCCAGGCCGGGCACGGTCGGGCTGCCCGGGGTGCCGCCGAGGTCACCGGCGATGGCCGCCCGGGTGGACATCTGCTTGTCGACGTAGGCCTTGGGGGACAGCTGAGCGGCCGTCGTCGGGTCCGCGCTGCTGCCGCTGATGACCGTGCCGGTGAAGGTCGTGGTGGCGAAGTTGAAGCTCAGCGCCGTGCCCTGCGCGGCGTTCAGCCCGGAGAACGAGAGGTTGCTCTGGGTGACCTGGATGTAGGTCGTGCCGTCCCCGTAGGGCAGGAAGCGCACGTCGCCGTTCGGGTTGCCGATCCGGAACGCGGCGCCCTGGCTGGTGTCGGGGTTGTAGATCCGGGGCTCGCGGATGCCGCTGTTGTCGACGCCGCTGAACACCATCCCGGCGGCGTCGAAGTCGCCGTTGACGTCCCGCCGGATGACCGTGTTCGGGTCGTCCAGGTTGGTCGCGTCCACGATCTGCGCCGAGGTGTGGCTGTGGTTGACACCGCTGACCACGGTGGGCTCGTCGGCCGTGCCGCCGAGGTCCCCAGCCAGCTCCAGGATGCCCTTCACCGACGTGGAGGCCGCCGGGATCCCGAGGCCGCCGGTGTTGTCCCCGCCCTGCCGACCGCGCGGGCCCTGCACCAGGACCAGGTTGGCGCTGCCCAGCTCGACCAGGGTCAGCACGCACTCGGTCATCTCGACCGCGAACTCGCTGGCCGCGACGTAGAGGAAGGTCCGGCCGCCGCCCAGGCCGTGCACCTCGTAGTAGGTGCCGGACGGGACGATCTGGTCGTTGGGGACGAGGTTCCAGCTGAGCAGACCGTTCGCGTCGCTGACCGCGCTGACCGAGCGCGAGATCGGGGCCTGGGTGAACGGGTCCGGGGAGTTGAGGTCGTAGGAGTCCGGCGCGACGTCCAGCCGCAGCATCAGGGTGATGGTGACCGTGCGCCCGATGATCGGCAGGCCGTCGGGGCCGATCAGGTGGTGCACCACGGTGGTGAACCGGCTGCCGAAGTTGGCCACGGTCGTGGCCGGGTCCGTGGGTGCCTCGGCCGACCGGTTGCCGGACGTGTCAACCGCCGAGACGGTGTAGTTGTAGACGCCGCCGAGGGTGACCGTGGTGTCGACGAAGCTGGTGCCGACGATCGCTCCGGCGCCGGTCAGGTCCGACCCGTCGCGGCGCACCCGGTAGGACGCGACCCCGGCGTCATCGGTGCTGGGCGTCCAGCTCACCGTGATCTGGGTCGTCCCGGTCGGCGTGGCCGTGACGTTGCCGGGCTCGGTGGGCGGCGCGACGTCGAAGGTCTTGCTGAGCGTGACCCGCTCGGTGTTGGTCGTGTCCCGGCCGGAGTAGCGGATGGTGATCGCCGTGCCGGTGTCGGTGATGTCGAGCAGGCCGTGCTGCTGCTCGGTGGTGCCGACGGTGGCCTGGGTCGGCCAGGTGCCCTGCGAGTAGGGGCCGCCCTTGATCGAGGTGGAGTTGCCCAGCGGCGCGGCGCCAGCGACCGGCAGCGAGCCGGTGTTGCCGATGCTCGTGCCGTCGTCGGCCAGCAGCGCGTGCGAGTCGCCGTGGATCAGGAAGACCTTGGCGTTGGCCGTGTGGATGGCGTCGACCAGCCGCTGCGCGGCGGCCTTGTAGCCGCCCCACTTGTCCGAACCAGCGGTCGCCACCTCGACATACGGGACGTCCAGGCAGATGACCTTGACCGGGTAGGCCGGGTCGGCCAGCTCGGCGGCGATCCAGGCCTCCTGGGCCGTGCCGAACATCGTCTTGCTGGCGTTGTCCGTCGCCGAGGACGGGCTCTTGAACGACCGGCCGTCGGTCAGGATGAACTTGACCCGGCCGCGCCCGAAGGACCGGTAGATGCCGCCGGTCGGCAGGTCGGCGTCGACCGGGATGACCTCCCGGTAGGCGGCGTTGTAGCTCGGGGTCCAGGCGGCCGGGCCGCCGGTCCAGTCGTTGTTGCCCGAGTCGTGGTCGGACCACTGGTAGGCCAGCGGCATCCGGGTCAGGACGTCGTGCAGGCCGCTGTTGACCGCGATCTGGTTCTCGATCGAGGTCTGGTGAGTGGCCTGGGTGGTCGAGGTGCTGTTGTCGTAGTGCCAGTCGCCGAGGTGCAGGAACAGGTCCGGGGCGTTGGCCAGGATGTTGTCGAAGGACGTCCGGGTGGTGTTGCCCGAGGTCAGGCAGGACGCGAAGGCGACCCGGAAGCTCTTGACCGCCCCCGGGTTGTCGGTGGTGAACCGGCCGATCGACGTGGAGAGCACGCCGTCGACCTCGACCTGGTACCAGTACGCGGTGTCCGGCTGCAGGCCGACGATCATGTGACGGCTGTACTGGGAGACGTCCGGCACCTGCACGGGGGTGTAGCCGACGCCGGTTGACATGCCCGCGTCCTGGGCGACCTTCAGCCGCACCTGGGAGGCGTAGGCGGTCTTCACCGAGACCGGGACCGAGTTGCCCGTCGGGGTGCCCGCGATGGCGAAGACCAGGCTGCCGCTCGGCGCCGGGGTGGTGACCGAGGCAGCCGCCGACTCCACCGAGCGGTTCCCGGCCGCGTCGGCGGCCGAGACGGTGTAGCTGTAGGTGGTCTGCGCGGTCAGCCCGGTGTCCACGAACGACGTGCCGGTGACCGTGGCGACGTCGACCCCGCCCCGCCGCACCCGGTAGCTGGCCACGGCGGTGTCGTCGGTGCTCGGGCTCCAGGCGACGGTGACCTGGGTCGGCGAGTTGACGGTGGCGGTGACGTTGCTCGGGACGGTGGGCGACACCAGGTCGCCGGTGCCGACCTTCGTGCCGGGCCGGAAGGCCACCCCGAGGGAGACGGCAGCGTTGCTGGTCGCGTTGGTCTTGGTGAACTTGGCGGAGCCGGTCGCCCCGGCGACGGGGAACCCCTCGTAGGCGCTCTCCATCCGCCGCCCGATGCCGGTGGTGTCCAGGATGAGCGTCGTGCCGGGCGGCGGGGTGAAGTCGTCGGCGGTGACCGCCAGGACCGCCGCCGCGTAGATGACCAGCTCGTTGGCGAGCGTGGTGGTCATCGACGGCACGGTCGGACCGGCGGTGCTGCTGGTGGCGTTGTTGGCGGTGACGTCGATCGGAGTGGTCGTGTCAACCGCGTTCAGCCGCATCATCTGGGCCGAGATGCGGCTCGCGCCGCTGGTGTTGAAGCCGGAGAAGGTGTAGCTGGTCGGTTCGCTGGCGGTGGCCCAGCGGTAGAACAGGGCCATGTTGATGCCGACGTTGGTTGACGACTTGCCCAGGGTCCAGCCCGCCGGGGTGGCGGGCACGGTCGCCGTGGAGGTGGACTCCGCAACGAGGGCGACCAGCAGCTCACCAGCGAGAACCCCACCGGGGACCGCGATGGTGATCGCTGTGCCGGTGGAGACCTCGGCGAGCGTGGGGCTCCCGGCGATGAACGGCATCTGAGTCACGCGGCACCACCGGGCATGGTCAGATGATGGCAGGCGGTGATCGAGCGATGACGCCGCGCGACGGGGTCAGCTCCTCGGCAGGCTGCTCTGCGGGGTCAGATCACAACTCTCGCAGACCGCCCAGGCGGTGGCCTTCCCCTCCTTGCTGGCCGGGTGGACCACCACGTACTGCCGCTGCCCGCCGCAGCAGTTGCACTTGCGCGTCCGGTTCAGCTGCAGCTCGGCCATCTCACTCGCCGCCGCCCCCGTGCACCGGCTTCCCCGCCTGGGTCCAGCCGCTGGTCGCGTAGGCCCGCACCTTCTTGCTGAAGTGCCGGGCCAGCTCGGTGGGGACGTCCCCGTTGTGGATCATCAGCTGGCGCATGAACTCGTGGATCGAGTAGTGGCCGTTGCAGCAGACCGAGATCCGGTTGGCCGCGACGTTCGGTCCGCCGAGGCCTTCGGGCCAGACGTGGTGGGACTCGATCGGCACCCACTCGCGGTGCCGGTGGACGACGCACTCCTCGCCCATCGGCATGGTCGCCACCAGGTGGGCATGGCCCGCATCGTGGATGCTGGGCTCAGCTACCGACTGCGCGTTCGCCGTCACACACAGAGAGTGTCATGGGCGGGTCGAGGGTTCGGTCCCGCCGCAGTGGCATCCGAAGTGCCTGCGCGAACACGGCGACGAGAGCATCCTCGACCCGGGCTTCACGCTTCTGTCTCTGGGCCGCGACCTCGTCCATGAGCGCAGTGTGCGGGATCGACTCCGCTCTCCCGGGGACCTCGGTCGTTCCCTGCGCTCGCGCGTGTCGCTACAGCGGCTGTACCGAGATCGGCCGGGAAGCACAGGTTGCACCTGGTTGACACGGTTGAGGGCGCAGTCCCCTCTCGCTGGGTCGGTAACCTCACCGGAAGCCGAGAGCCCGGACCCGCTTCCCAGGGGTCCGGGCTCTTGCGTTCGTCGGCGATCCGGATGCCGCGACCGATGAACAGCGCGCCCAGCAGGCCCACGGCCAGCCAGGCGCCCAGCCCGATCAGGACGATCGTGAGCAGGAAGAACCAGTCGATGATCATCGGGCTCCCTGGTTGGTCTCCTCGTCCTGCTTGGCTTCCACCCGCGCCGCCTGCCAGGCCGAGAACGACCCCAGGAACAGCGCGATCATCGAGACGAAGCTGACGAAGATGACGCTCTCCAGCCAGCCCAGGGCGTAGGCCACGGCGGTGAACGGCAGCCAGAACGCCGTGCACCAGCCGTGGAAGGCCCGCAGGAAGTTCGGGCGCCCGAACAGCGCGAAGATCCTCACCGGGCGACCCGGCGGTGCTCCCGGCCGTCCAGGCTCATGTGCATGTAGGCGGCCACCAGCTCGTCGGGGCCGAACGCGCGGGCGACCAACGTGCTGGCCGGGCCGCAGACGCAGTCGGCGGAGCGCTCGTGCTCGATGAGGTCGCCGACCGGGATGATGTGCATCGGCTTCACGCCGCTGCCACCGCCAGCAGCTCGATGTCCTCGTCGCCGAGGTCCATGTCAACCGAGCACGGGCACCAGCCGGGGCACATCGCGGCGACGCCCTGGTGCACGCCCAGCTTCTCGAAGACCCAGCACTTCAGCTCGTCGGGGGCGTTGAGCCAGTCGGTGAGCAGGACCGGTCGCAGCGCGAGGAGCGCGAGGGCCGTCCGGACCACGCGACCTCCACGGCCATCCAGAGCGCGGTCCCGAAGGCCAGCCAGTCGCTCCACCGCAGGTGCACTCACGACGCCCTCCGCTCGACTGGCTCAGGGAAGGGCAGCTCCAGCTGGCCCTCGACGGTCTCGCGCGGGTCCAGGGTCGTCCGGCGCGTCATGGCGCGACCCGGCCGAACTCGCAGAACGCGGCGTGGGTGATCGGCATCAGGGTCTCCAGGGCGTCCTCGTACCCCGCCGCGACCTGCTGGATCTCCCACATCGGCTTGCTCGGGTAGGCCGCCGCCGGGTCCTCGGT